ATGAAAAACGCAAAAGTGCGCAGTGAGCAGTTTTATTTTTTCGCTGAGGCAACTTCCTGTAAACAATTGTCAATTAATGCATTACACACCGAGCACGGTCTGAGAACTTCTCAAAAAGTTATCAAAAATTACTCGCGCATTTTTTGCAATGTGTTCATGGTGAGACGTGTTGTGTGACAACATGGGTATAGAACAATGAGGTATGGCACATAGGCATGCAGGATTTATAAGTGCAAGGTACGAAGAGGAATGTAGTAAGGTGGTAATTGTGGATATGTTCTGCCTGTTTCTGACATCATAAAAGACGCTAAGAGTGATATGTATAAGTGGCTAATTTACAGTCGACTATAGCGGTTTTAAAAAATATGATATGCAGGTATGGGCATATGATACTACTGTATAAGTAGTGTAATGCACGAAGGATTTGCAGGAGGGCTGAAGCCGTATGACCTTTGTGCTGCAAAACAACGAAAACACCCTATCATGACAGAAAAGCTCAAAAAGACAGGCCGGGAATATGTACTCTCTGACAGCTCGGTGAATGAATATGGATTCAGACTGCTGACATCGGGATATGAACTGGAATCATTTCGCAAGAATCCTATAGGCTATTATATGCACCGACGCGAAGAAGGTATAGCCCTGAAATGGGACGACCTGCGTATAGAAGGAGACATGCTGCTAGGTACACCGGTAATAAACCTGTGCAATGCCCGTGGAGAACAGATATATGATGAAGTGGAAAACGGTTTCCTGAATGCGGCATCGGTAGGGCATATAGTGGTGCTGGAGTACAGTACAGACGAAGCTATGATGTTACCCGGCCAGACCGGCCCAACTATAACCCGGTGGTATAACAAAGAGTGCAGCCTGGTGGACATACCCGGCAACAGCAATGCGCTTACCAAACTATATGATGCACAGGAGCAGGAGCTGAACCTTGCCGGTATGAAAGCAGGACACAGCATGCTGCGGATACCAGATGCCGGGCTATGTGCGGCACTGCACCTGCCAGAAGGCAGCAGCAATGAGACACTGACAACTGCCGTACAGGAGCTGATGCAGCGAGCCACACAGCTGGAAGCAGACGCCACCAAACTAGCCAGTGAAAAGCTGGCACTACAGGAGCAGCTGACGGCACTACAAAATGCAGGCAAGAAAGCAACCGTGCATGCACTGCTGGACAGAGCGCTGGAAGACCATAAAATAACAACGCAGTTACGAGACCGACTGGCACATGACTATGCTGACAATGCAGAAGGACTACGTACACTGATAGCTGCCATGCCCGCCTACCGAACCATAGCAGAGCGACTGAGCAGCGGTAGTAAAGAAGGACCGGAGGCACAGTGGACATGGGATGACTATGAAAAAAACGACCCTACAGGCAACAAGCTGAAAGCACTGCGTGCCAGCGAACCTGAGCGCTACCGGGAACTCTTCAACAAAAAATTTGCTGTGCCGGCACAACAGAAGTAACCTGATCTATACCAGAGATTAATGACGCACACCTGTGCGAAGGGGCATGCTGCCGCTAAAAATGGTTATGCCCGGAAATGAGCAATACACTATCACCAAACCAAATAACAGAATATGGCTATTCAGAAAGAGATATGGCAGGACCATATAGAGGGAAATCTATTCAAGAACAATGAGTTTCTGCTGGCATCGACAGATGTGGGACAGCATGTGCTACAAGGGAAAGTGGTGCATATACCACAAGCAGGTGTAACTGCAACGGTGGTTAAGAACCGCACATCTATACCCGCAACTGTAGTGCAGCGAACAGACAGTGATATAACCTATACGCTGGATGAGTACACAACAGACCCGATACTGATACCCAATGCAGAGAGCTATGAACTGAGCTACAACAAGCGGGAGAGTGTGCTGGCAGAATATGAATCGTCGCTACGGGAGACCATAGCAGACAACATGCTGGTAACATGGAGCCCGAGCGGAGCTACCGGCACCATCATAAGAACAACGGGAGCTGATGTGGCTACCCACCTCCAGGGCACAACCGGCAACAGGAAGAAGCTGACAGTGAGCGACCTGAAATATGCACAGCTACAACTGAACAAACAGAATGTGCCTATGGAAGGAAGATATGCGCTGATAAGTGCAGATATGTTTCAGCAACTGACAGATGACATGTCGGCCACGCAGTACAGAGACTTCAGTGCTGCATATGATGTAAAAGATGGTGTGCTGGGCAGACTATTCGGCTTCAACATAATGATGCGCGGCAGTGTAGTGACCTATGTAGAAGACATTGCACCAACAGTTAATGCATACAGCGCACCAACAGCAGTGACAGATAATGACGCAGTGCTGTGCTGGCAGATAAGTGCTGTGGAGCGTGCTGTGGGACAGATAAACTTTTATGAACGCACAGGAGACCCCACCTATTACGGAGATGTGTACAGTGCCGGTGTGCGCATGGGAGGCCGCATACGTAGAAGTGATGCAAAAGGCATAGTAGCCATAGTGCAGGCGGCAGCATAATGACCAGCCCCATAAACCCTATAAATGTGAACAGATGGAAAGTGAGATAAAGGTGTGGATACTGGTAAGTATTGCAGGCCTGATGGCAACGATACTGGGATTTGTAGTGAAAATGATAACCGACCAAGTAATAAAGCGACTGGATGACATAGTGATAGAACTGAAACAACTAACCCATGCCACAACGATACAGGGTCAACAGATACAGGCGCTGAAAGACCAGGACCGGCTAATACTACGACAACTGGATGAACATGCTGACAGACTGCGACAACTGGAACAATACCGAAGTGAATAACCCAATAAACCTGAAAAACAATGTTCTGCAACAAAATGAGAAGCCGCATAAAAAGCGTGCTGCAACAATGGGATGAATATATAGACAGCAATGCAGAGGCAGCCCTGAAAGTGACCACTGTGATAAAGCGTATACTGGAATCGCCGGTGACGGACATACTAACTGCGGTAATACCGGGTGAAGCTGATGACCTGCTACGCAAACGCCTGATAACGGCGCTGGATTATGCAATAACAGCACTGCAGGCGAGGGATAACTGTGCCACCTGCGAAGACGTGAGCAGCAAGCTGCAATGTATGGTGGAACAACTGAAGCAACTGCCTGAAGATAAAAAAGATGCACTGCTACAGAAGCTGGCAAGCCTGATGACCTACAGTATGGACGGCCGCCGACTGAAACAAAACCTGTATGACCTGTATGTACAGGCAAAGTATGTGCTGAATAAACAACAACAATAAAAACTGACAACCATGAATAATTATAGCCGGGAACCCAGCGCAATAGCAGCAGGCGCCGTGCGAGCGGCACAGGCCCAAGTGGGACAGGAGGAGCAACCGAGAGGCAGTAATAAGGGGCCGATGGTAAATGAGTATCTGCATGCTGTGGGGCTGGGGGCCGGCTATGCATGGTGTCAGGCATTTGTGTACTGGTGCTATGAAACTGCCGCAAAAGAACTACACGAAGAACAGCCTATGATACGTACCGCCGGTGTGTATGACTGCTGGAGCAGAACGGGGAAAGCAAAAAATGCTACAGCTGTACGAATGGAAAAGACGGACATGATAAGCAATGAGACCGTGCCACTACCCGGAGACCAACTAATACTGCTGTACGGCAGAGGCAAAGGACATACTGCAATAATAGAATCTGCAACACCTACCGGAAACATAAACGACCCGTGGCTGCTGCAAACGATAGAGAGCAACAGTAATGCAAATGGCAGCAGAGAAGGGTATGCAGTAGTAAGACGAACACGCAAAATGAGTGAAGCTGCAGTAAGAGGCATCATCAGATACAGCTAAGATGCAGTCTGAAATATGAGAGCAGGCATGCGGCTAATATGCTGACGTGATAAAACAAGCTGCAAGAAAGTAACCGATACAAAAACAACAAACATAAACAAGCATGGGAAGTGTAAACATAACTCTGGCCAATGGCCAGCTAGGCGGCACGCTACAAACAGGGGACGGAATAACCGGCATGGTGCTGACTGGCATAACGGAAGGAAGCTATACTGCCGGAACCCCAATACTAATAACGAGTACAGCAGATGCACAGACCGCAGGCATAACGGCGTCGGGCAATGCATTTGCCACACGGCAGATAAAAGAATATTATAACCAGGCTGGTACGGGGTCGCAACTATACATAATGCTGGTACCCCCAACGATGACTATAGCAGACATAGCAGACCCGGATAATGCCAGCGGCGCACGGAAACTACTGGACTATGCAGACGGACGCATTAAGGTACTGGGACTACTGGCTGACGACACAGAAGTAGAGGCTGAGGCTGGTGTGGCTATAACCATTACCGACGGACTGAATGAGGATGTATATACTGCAGCCGGACGGATGGCGGTGATGGCTGCAACATACTTTGCTGCACACAAGCCATTCAGAGCAGTAATAGGCGGCAGCAGCTACAGCGGCGTACCCGGCAACCTGCGCGACATGACGGATGGCACAACCAACAACAGGACGGCAATACTACTAGGCGACACACAGGCCGGAAGAGCGGCCTGCATAGGGCTGATGCTGGGAGTAGTAGCATCGGTACCTGTACAGCGAAAAATAAGCAGAGTAAGAACAGGACCGCTAACCAACCAGGCTGCGTATGTGGGTATCACAAAAATAGAAACAGTGCCGGGCGCTTTACCAATAATTGCCGAGCGCGGATTCATCACCTTTATTACGTATGCCAACACAAGCGGGTACTTCTTTTCGGGTGATGCAATGTGTACTGCGACTACGGATGACTACTCTATGCTGGCAAGGGGCAGGGTAATAGACAAAGCACATATACTGGCCTATAAAACATTTGTACAGGTAGTAGATGATGAGGTGCCGGTGAATGCTGACGGCACACTGGATGCGGGTTTCTGCAAATGGCTGAGCCAACAGATAGTGAACCTTGTAAACAGTGACATGACTGCCAATAAAGAAATAAGCAGCATCAGCTGCTACATAGACCCGGAGCAAAACATACTAAGCACCAATCAGCTTCATGTAGTGCTGAGTATAGTGCCTGTGGGGTATGCAACGAACATATACATACAGCTGGGATTCAGCAATCCGGCACTGGCAGCATAATAACATTTCATGACGCATAAAACCCAATAAGCAATATGCCAACAATACCGTTTTTTGACAGCAAAGACTGTGAATGGTCGGACATGACAGTGATGGTGGCCGGAGCCACCCTGACCAAAATAAGAGGCCTGAAGTATAAAGCCTCAAAAGAAAAAAAGCTGCTGCACGCAGCCGGTGATGAACCAATAAGCATACAGTCGGGCAATAGAACCTATGAAGGCCAGATAAAAGTGCTGAAAGGGGCACTGGATGATATGAACAGGGCCTCGCTGGCTGCAGGTGGAGATGACATCCTTGATCTGCAATTTGACATAGTGATAACCTACAAGCCAAAAGGAGCAAGGATACTGCAAACAGATGTGCTGGTAGGTGTAGAGGTGAAAGACTTTGAAAAGGGCTGGGAGCAGGGCGCCACCAGTATGGACATAACACTGCCAATAGTATTTATGCGGCTGGTGAGTGAGTAAACAAAACAACAAACTAATTATGAACAGACTACAGGGACAGGCTACTGAAGAGCAGATAGCCGAATGGAAAAAGAAGCATAAGTATGGCATTTACGCAATAGAGTCAGAAGGGCATGTAGCCTACTTTAAGAATCCCGGAAGAGCAGAGCTGAACTGCGCTATGAGCAGAGCAGACAGGGAGAAACCACTGGACATTTATGAAGAACTGGGACGGCTGACCTTTATAGGCGGCAGTGAAGAGATACTGAGTGACGACCAGATATTCATAGGTGTGTGCCAGGAAATAAAAGTGAAGCTGGATGGCAAAAAGGCACAACTGGTAAACTTATAACGGCATCGCGCGGAGGGCCAGCACACGATGCCCTGGGATATATGGAAACCCTCATTGAATACCACCTGCCAGGAGTAAACCACCACGAAATGAGTGATGCAGCATTTGCACAGAAACTGGCCCATCTGAGGTATATACTGGACGAACACACAGAAGCAGGAGACGGCAGATAAGCACCACTAAGAACAATAGAATGCAGCAATATGGAACAGGAAAAGCAGATACCGATAGAAAAGACAGGCAACAAAGATTGCTGTGACCTGTATGCACAGATGATAGAAGCAATGCTGATGCTGAACCACACGCTGCTGGAAATGACCCTGAATGCGGAACGATTAATGCTACTACCGATGAACTTACCTGAGGGGAACACCAGCAACAGGGAGAAACAAACTGCAGTAAGTGAACTTCCAATGGGGAATATGATGGTGCAGACAATGCAGGAAATTCCAATAGTGCTACCAGAACGAACCCGCAAAATGGTATACACAAATAATGAGACTGCCAATGATGATGCAAGTGTAGCAGAGCAGGTGCTGAGTGTAGCCAGCAGCACCGGGAGCTTACTGGAAGAGGTGGCAAAAGTAAACCCGGCACTAAGCAAAATAAAGCCAGCAGTATCGGCTGCTAACGGGGCATTAAAAACCGTATCGGCTGCAAGCAGGATATGGCAGTTTGCCGAAGGAGCAACCGGGCTGGCAGAAGGCCTGCTGGCAATGGGAGAAATGGCATCGGGTGTGGCTGGCATAGCAGAGATACTTGCAGGACCCTACGGGCTACTGCTGGCTGGAGGCAGTATGATACTGGGCGCTATGATGGGCGATGATATAGACGAGCGAAAAAGAAAACAGCGGGAAGAGGCAATGAGAGGACCTATGCCTGCAGATGACTTCAGAATGCCGGAGTGGGAGGGAGAACAGTTCTCTAATGAGCTAACCAAGCTTGCTACAGAAACAAAGGTGCGCGTATCTAAACCGTATACCGGAGAGAAAAAGCGCTTTGACACCTACCACCAGATAACCCAAGAGCAAGGAGTGGGAGCGATGACGCTCCAGTTTGAACCACCGAGACCCGCAACAGATGCAACAGACGTGCAGATGCCATTTTCCCCATTGAAGCAGGTAGCAGAAAAAGAGTTGATAAAACAGCCTACAACATTTGCACAAAGGAATGCAGACGTGCAAACGAGACTATATCTGGCCGGTATAAGAGGAGGCAAAGACGAATTCAAACTCCAATACACGAAGGAGCTGGCAGAGGCGAAACACTATGATGGAATTCATAAAACAAATACGTCTCAGGAAGTATTGCAAACCGCATACCTGATGCTACCCAGCCTGCTTGTACCTGCAAATAACGGCAAAGGGGACATAAAGGAACTATACTACCCAGCTGCAAAACAACAACCGAATAACAGGGGACAAGCGGCAAGAGGAGGGGGGGTGACCCTACACCTTCACGGACCAATGATAGGCAGTTTTTCAGTACATACACAAACAGCAGATAAAGCAATGAGAGATGTGCGGGCAATGGTGGAGAAAGTATTGCTTGAAGTGCTTTACAGTGCAAACGTAATTTAACAGATCATGGCAGAAATAGTACTTAGTTTACCTGAACTATACCAGAAAAGGTATGGATACAAGACAAAGGATTTTGAGCCGGACTTTGATGCTGTACCTAATCCGAGAAGTGGACGAACGGCACCTGATTACCGGACTGGAACCCTGGGCATACAATATCACCTGCCGGTGTTCATTGCGGACCCCAGACAGCAGGATAGCAGAGCGTTTTCCGGCACTGCTGAATCGGAAAAGGGGTGGTATCTGCCGCATCCGGTAATTTCCATAGAGAGTAAAAAGACAATTGTGGAAACTGCTATGAGTGAAAGAAGTGGTACAGTAAAAGAGCTGGTTTCTACAAGCGACTATGTTATCTCTGTAAAGGGTTTTGTGATATCTGATGACGGTGAGTTTCCTGCAGATGACATGGAGATGCTAAGGACGATTTACGAGCTGAATGAGCCATTATCTATACGATGTTCCCTTACTGACATTTTCCTGATAAGGCCAGACAGGAAAGGCAGCGACCAGGTAGTAATAACAGAGCTAAGATTCCCTGAAGTAAGCGGCATTAAAAATGTGAGGCCTTATGAAATGAAAATGGTGAGTGCAGCCCCCTTTAACCTTGTATCGATATGATGGTATTGTGTAGTGAAATAAGTATTGGCACATTCCGGTTTACCGGCGTACATGATGTGCACATAAAGCGCAGTGTTCATGACCTGACAGATACTGCAGTACTAAAAATACCAGCATATGCAGCTGTATCAAAACCCGGCAGGTCTGGTGCAGAGCGTGTAGTAACGGCAACAAAGATAAATGAAGGTGATACAGTAATGATAAAGCTGGGATATAACGGTGTATTGAAAACAGAGTTCAGAGGATTTGTAAAAGAGAAACGCCTGAGCCTGCCGCTGGAGATAATATGTGAAGGATATAGCTGGCTGCTAAGACGTAACAAGCCATCATTGCCAACGGGCAAGGTAACGTTGCTGCAGGCTCTTAATGCTGCGGTATCGGGGCTGGAGGGTGGACATACGATAGCGGTAACATGTGATACTGATATAACTTTTGAAAACCTGCCTACTGAGGGTATGAGTGGTTTTGACATTATGACATTGATACAGAATGCTACTGACAATAATCTTACATGCTTTTTTACAGCTCCTGATACGCTTTGGTGTGGACTGATGTACTCACAACCGGGAAGCAGTGACAACCAGGTGCAATACCGAAACGGATACAATATACCAGACAACAATACGCTGAGACCGCATAGTACTGATGGCAGACTGGCAAAGGTTACATATCTGGGCCAACGAAGAAAAGGAGAGGCACGGGACATGGGATATGCAACCAGCGTAAAAGGAGGGAGTGAAATAACAATACCCCTTACACATGTGCCTACCGCGTCTTCATTAAAACAATTAGCTGCAGAAAAAGTAGCAAAAGCGGCTTATGAAGGTTTTGAAGGAAGCATAAATACATTTCTACAGCCTTATGCGCAGCCTGGAGATACTGCCCGATACGTAAACAACCGATATCCAGAAATGAATGGAACATACCGGATAATGAGCACAGAGGTAAGCTTTGGTCAGCATGGCGCGCGCAGGAATGTGGAACTGGGGCCTATTAACGAATAAGAACACCGATATGTCAAAGAACCTAGCATTGATAAGAACAGGACTAAGGATGCTTGCACACGCAGAAGAAAGCATAAAAAGCGGGATCGTGGTAGCAGGATCGTATGATGACACTGAGCGTACCGTATCTGTAATACCTGCCGGAAAAACAGAGGCCATACAGCATGTGCTGTTAAGTGGCATATGCAATGAAGATACAGGTATAGTGCTTGTGCCTAAAGGGGGCAGTGATGTAGTAATAGGGTGTGTGGATGGTGCCGGAGTATGGACCGTGCTGAAATATGGCGAACTGGAAGAAGCACGTATAGAGCTGGGCAATGTGATCTGTGAAATAAGTGCGGATATATGCCGCATATCGAAAGGAAGTACAGTACTGGAAACCGGCAGCACCATAAAGGTGAGTACTGCTACAGAAAATCTTGCATCTCTACTTGGCGACCTGATAGCCGCAATAAAGCTGATAACTGTAGCAACACCATCGGGCACGAGTGGGGTGCCGTTAAATGTATCTGCATTTGAGGCAATCAATGCGCGTATCACTAACCTTCTGAGCAGCTAAAACAAATGAGTATGGCACAGGAAATGATGGACATAAGACTGGATGACAACGGAGACCTCCAGATAGCAAATGATGATTTCATGATTGCTGAGAGCACAGATGAGCATCAAAGACAACTGCTGCTAAACACGAAGGGTGACTTTAAAGAAAACCCTACGATATGTGTAGGCGCTTTCCGCTTTGTAGATGACGAGCAACACTACAGACTGATGAGAGAAATACATGTAGAGTTCAGCAGGGATGGTATGAATGTGAAGCGAGTAAACATTGAAAGCGATGGCATCATTAAAACAGATGCAGGATATGAACAATAAAACGACTAGCAATGAATAAACCCATGACTGCAAAACCCAACCAAAGCCTGGCGGACATGACGCTGAGTGAGTATGGGACGCTGGAAGCCGGAATGGCTGCTGCTTTTGAGAATGATGTGCCCATAAGCCATATTCCCGACACCGGTGATGTGCTAAACATGCCGGATTCGGACCAGACTGAGCCTGAGGAGGTAGCATATCTGCAACGAAATAATATTGAAATAGGTACGCTGGCCCGTGGTGCATTGGAAATGGAAACAATTCTCAAGCCAAGGTGGAGCATAGCACCAAACGTGAGCGGGAATCCACATACTATGGGCTATTATTCATTTGACATGGTGGCTGACAGCAGCTTTATACATACCTACCCTCTTGCCTCTACATATGCAGGAGATAACAGACTCTACTACATATCGGAAGAACGACATATAGCAGAACACGAAAGCGAGTGGGCTACACCAGCGTCTGCTATGCCTCTACCTTCGTTGTCTATACCCTATATACTGCCATGGACTGTAGGGCTGGGCTATATGATAGTATACAGTGACCTGTCGCAAGTGAACAGGAGTATAACAGTAAAAGACACAGCCGGAAATGAAGCCTTCTGTGCACCATTAAATATTCTTGACAATGTAACACAGGGTGTTATTGAGAAGCTACAGGGGGATATTTCTGTAGAAGTTGTTTCATCCGGGGTATCGTCAATAAGATTACGACTGACACGTACACATCCTGCAATAGTACTTGGTGATTTTGCGACATGCAGAATGAGATGGCTGTATGATGCACTAAGAGGCAAGCCCGACCCCGATGACCCTACAAATGCAAACAAAACAATACTGGAACTAGGCCCGGGAACGTATACTCTAGGCGTAATTACGACTTACTACTTTACACTTGTTACTCCCAACCATGCATTTCCTTCATCTGCATCAAGTATGGTAATACGGATAAAATAACTAATAAAATGGCGAGAACTATCACTGAAATTCAACAACAAATCATTGCAGCAAAAGATGCAGAGCCTGTACTGTCGGCTCACTCCTGGAGTACCAGTAAAGTAGCAATCTGGCGCTTATGGACTTATATCACTGCTGTTTGTATCTGGAGTCTGGAACAATTATTTGACTATCATAAAGCAGAGGTGGCTGCGCTGCTAGCGGCATCAAAACCACATACATTGCAATGGTATACCAGCATGGCGAAAAAGTTTCAGAACGGCCAACTACTCCCTGACGGAAGCGACGTATATGCTGTGATTACTGAAGACCCTGCAATACGAATTGTGAAATATGCTGCAGCTACTGAACTGTCAAACCTGATACGGGTAAAGGTAGCCAAAGAGAGTAGCGGCATGCTGGCAAAGCTGACGACAGGAGAGCTGGATGCCTTCACGGCATATATGAAGCGGATAAAAGATGCAGGCATAAGACTGCAGCTAACAAGTGATGACCCGGACACGCTGCAACTGGCTGTAGCCATATATTACGACCCACTGGTACTTACTGCCAGTGGAGCAAGGGTAGACGGCACATCACCAACTCCTGTGCTTGATGGCATTAATACTTTTCTTGCCAATCTTCCTTTTGATGGTGTATTCATACTTAACGAGCTTATTGCAGCCATTCAGGGAATAGACGGAGTAAAGATTGGTCATGTGATAAGCGCACAGGCAAACTATGCACTGACCCCGTTTGTACCCATAACTGTAAAGTATACGCCTGATGCCGGATATATGAGACTTGATGTTACCTATTTTAATACTGCTGTTACTTATACAGCGGCATAACCCATGAAACTTATACTATGGCATTTTTTGATACAGATTTTGAGACGCTCATTTCACAACTTTTACCGGTAGGGCTAAGAAAATCCAGAATGATAGCGTGGCTGAAAAGCTGCCTGTCGCCGGTAGTTACTTTGCATAATCAGTTTAAGGCAAACAGGAACAGAAACCTGTACTACATATCTCATGGGTCGCAAGTGACGCATATGGAAGCTGTACTCAACGATATTTTTGACCCGGGTGCGAGACAGATTGTAATAGTAGATGGCCCATATAAAGACCCATTGTTTCTGTACCATGATGCAGAGGCAAAAGAAATATGGACCGGGCTGGTGTCAGAAGCCGGAAGCAGTTCATTCAGCGTACCCCAGGTTCTCTATTCAGATGCAGAAACAACCCTTCTGGGTAATGGCTTTATTATTCAGGTACCTGTTACTCTTCCGTTTGATGTTGTCCGAATGAGGGCGATAATAAATCAGTACCGCATTGCCGGGCAGAACATCTATGAGATAGAAACTGTATAG